CGATTTTATAAAACGCCAGCCTGTGAAAATATTACGATTAGTGTTTCTTAGCTATTGGGAAAGTTAACTATCGACAAAGTCAATAGTTACATTAAAACCCAATGCCCACTAACATAGCGGATATGAATATTTTAGGCTGTAAAGACTTCGTCAAACGAAATTTTAGAACTCTCAAAGAGAGATACCGCGACCGTACCGCAAGTATTTTATATGCATACATGTATTTGTAATATCTGTAAAGTATCAAATAATATCTGTATTGTTCCTTCTTAGACAGTGGATGGATCATCATAGACGTGCATTGTTGGCACATTCAAGAAGAAAAGAAATGAGAAATCAGTGCCAATACTACAATATTTAAAATTTAATATTGAATTATTAGCACCAATATCTGCATATCGACGCACTGTTGAGACCAAATCAAACATCTCTGTATCAGAACCATCTTCACTAGTACCATAAACAGTATTAAAAGGATCTGAAATTTCAAATCTATAATTATTGTACATGGGTAATAGTGTTGACAGACCTGCTTGAGAATTTTGATCTGTTAAAGCGACACCTCCCAAACCGCTACCATAACGTGGTAAGCCGTTTGCGAAAGTGTTAAATAGACGCATTTCTGAGTCCGTAGTTCCTGCAAAATTTAATGCAATTCGATTATCAATATTTGCACTCGTAATGGGCGTAATCAAACGCTCCAAGCGCACTGAATGCGAATTGTGTGGTCCCACATCTGTATTATAATGCCAGATCATGGATCCTCGTCTTCCAACATAACATGGTTCTAACCATGTGTATGGAATACGATTCACAAAATTAAAATTTGAAGTTCCAACACCCACAATGTCATCAGCAGTGTTAATCCCTAATGGATCAAACCCCCAAGAAGGAGGGATCCTGCTCTGCGCTGCATGCAATATAGTATATGCATCAGTCACACCTAGCTCTTGTGGTTGCACATAAGCAAGTGTGGAGCGTCGTAATAATGTTCTCAATGAAGTCAACGACTCACCGAAATTAACAAGAAAACGATTAGGATCTGAACCAGCTGGAGTCCCAGCAGTAATAGCTAGTGACCTTGATTCCACTTCTGATTGCACAGGAAAGATAGATCTCTTATCTAAGAAATCAGTTGGATTCGCAAATTCAAAGTTTTCAGCTGCACGAACATGCACCATGACATCTAATGTAGCAGCTGTCACTGGTGCTGTAAGTTCATTCAACACACGTAGTGTTAAAGTACC